TGTAGTTTAGTATTATATGTAAAGGCAAATACGCATCTACAGTTAATATCCTACCTTGTCTATCAAAAACCCCTATAATATAATCTGCATAGTATTTAGCGAATAGGTTAGTCCCTTTAGGCTCTAGAAAAAACTCATCTGCCTCTACACCAAAGTTTAATGATGATGAGCCACTTAATACAACACCATTACTACCTACATATATTTGAGATGGTCTATTGTAATTAGTTATAGTAGTTGTTGTGCTTGTAGAAGTATCCTCAAACTCAAAGTCATTTGTAGTAGCTTCGTTTTTGATGTACAATAATAAAGGCTTTCCTATAGTGGGATTAAAGTCCTTATCTAACATAGCACCTTGACAAATAGTTGATAAAGCATCAGTGTTTGCATTGCTTAATCTTTCATAAAGCATTTTCTCAAAATCTAATTCTATTTTATAGTCTCCACCATCCCAGTTATTGTTACCATAACTTTCTTCTGCAAATATATTACCAAGTAACTCTTGTTGCTTCTGTACTAAAAATGATTTTCTGCTTTTAAAGTCTAACTTTATATTTCTATACTGTAGAACCTTTTTTATCTCTGAATTTTCAGTATCTACATATTTAGTTATATCATAGTTTACCCCCTCGCTATAAAAGTCATTTAAAGGTATTACTCTTATTTTATCCCCTTGCTTATAAGCCACCAAATTAAACATCTTAAATAAGTTTGATAAGAAATCCATTATCTTCATTTTAGGCATATGCTCTGCTATAATAATCTCATTAGCAGAAGTCAAAGACGGAGAAGTATATACGCCAGAAGTTGAAGAGAATGATAGTGTACTAGGAATATTTACGCTATAAGTAGCAGTTAAAGTAAAACTGTTTAATGATAAAACATTTTGAGATACAAAGTCTACATAAACATCTAAAGTCCCAATTCCAAAATTACTAGCAGTTATTAAGATTGGCGATATAGTTTGACTACCAGTTAAATTTTCAAAAGATGATATTATTACATTATCAGAAGCTCTTCTTATAAAAATACTGTATTGGTCAGTTTGACTAGCAATGTTTGTTGTTATAGTAAAACTAACAAATCTAGACCCCCCAGCAAAAAGACCTTGAGAAGAAGTATATAAAAAAGCTGGTCTTATTTCATCCCCACTACTTAAAACCCATCCTATTGACTGGTCAGCTCCAAACCTTGTAGATATAGTATTTGATGCAGCTTCAGATTCTTCAGCATTACGCATAAAACCTTTTTCTTTGTGCATCCACAAGTATAGGTTATTAATCTGTTCCCCATTAAAAAACTCGTCTGTAAAGTCTATCTCTGCATAGTCATTCTCAATAGCTTCTATAATTGTCTTAACCTTTATAGCTGGTTTTAAATCTCTAAAGTTTAAAAAAGTATTGTCTGTGCTTTTATATCCATTATTATCTAATCTCATATTTTTACTATGAGTGATAAGTGGCATACATACCTCTGATAGATTAGTAAACTTTTGTAATCCGTTAGCGTGTGTGTATAGGAAATTCAAACTGCTTGGAAATTCTAAACTGCTTAACTCATTCTCTGCGAGTACATCTTTAAACTCTATTGTTTCCCCAAAGAATACTAGCTTGTATGCGTGTGGCTTATTATCTTTCATTGTCACACTACCTAGCCTTATCTTTCCCTTCTTGTAGTCTGCTCCATTTAGTTTTATAAGAGCATCTGCTTTATATCTTGCATCAAAGCTATTGACTATGTCAGAGTTTTCGTAGTGCTTGAATATCTTATTGTTGTTTTTAGATGCTGGAACGTTAAACTGTTGGCTAAAAGGTGTAAATACTTTAGCTACATCTCTTACATTCTTAATAGAATCAGTTACACTCACACTCTCATCTCCAAATAAATCTAGTCTTTCTAACAACCCAGATATTATATACGACTTATAAGCTACAGTAAATATATCAGCAGATAAGTTTAATACTGTATCACTAACAACAGAAGTTACAAAAGCCTCTGTATCGTCATCAATATTTCTTACTTTTGCTCCTACCTTAACTGTGCTTGTAAATTCTGAATCTGATAAGCCTATTAATTGGTTAGTGTTTACACCAATATTAAAGCCTTGTATAGTATCTCCAGCAGTTATATATAGTTCTATTATCTGCATCTATCGTATGTTGTTTATAGTATCGAAAGCAAAGTCTAACTCTATAGTATAGTTTATTAGTTTGTCGTTTAAGTGTGTTTTGTAATTTAAACTGCTACTGCTTACGTTTATTGGTAACGTCTGTGAGTTTATCTCAATCCAACAATCTTCGCTTAACTGCATCTGCTTAAATACCTCGTTGTATTCCTCTGGATAAAAGCCAGTGTTTAGCGTTAGCTTCTCATTTCCGTTTTTAGTGAGTATCTTTTGTTGATGTTTACTTACGTTATAGCTGCCATTGGAAACTATATTACGCTTAAATTTTTCTGTTTTAGTAGTTAGTGCCTCGTTAGTCCTTTTGAAAAACCATAGGTCTTGTAATGCACCAAACTTATTTACAAACGTTACTTTATATGGGTCATACTTACACTCCTCTATATTGTCTACTGTTAGCTTTATTACTCCATCATCTGTATCAATATATATAGTATCAAAATCAAATAAAGTAAACTCATTAGCAAACTGCTCTAAACAAGAGCTACCCTCAAACGTACCGCCATCTTGTATAACTCTATCCTCAAACTCATCAGAGCCATTTATAGTGTTTGTAACGTATTCTATTTGCTCATCATTTTCATTGCTACTTGTTATAGCTTTAGTGTATACTAATTCTCCGTTAAGTTCGTAAGTTACTTGTGTTGTTATTGACGTATCAACTGGTATTACTGCTGGTGCATCGTCTAACTTTACAACCTTTGTGTTTGACTGTAATAGTGCGCTATCGTTTTGTGGGTTAGTACCATCTTCAAAATAACCATAACTATAAAAAGCAGTTAAATCTACTATTGTTTGTGGAGTTTGTGCTACTCCAGATATAAACTCTGTTAGTTGATAATCTACCCATAAATTAGCACTTGCATAATCTCCATCAAAAGAGTTAGTAAAGTAATCTCTAACTAGTTCTGATATTTCAAAGTCTGACTTATTTAATACCGCAGTAGATTCTATTGTGTAAGTAGGGTTACTTGGTCTATCATTTTGTTGTTGCCCATCGTATATATACAAGTCTAAAGTGCATCCAGTTAAATTAGTAACCGTACCAGTGCTTACATAGTATGGACTTCTTGCGTTTATCTTACTCATTTCTCTTTATTATAAATTTTAAAAAATCATCCACGTCTATTTTAAACTCTTTTTCTAATCTTTTATCAATATCTTTTAACACGTCTTTGTATGCGTTAGTAAAAAACAGACTAGGTTTTATGCCATTTCTGTATATGCTTCTAGCTATTAAAAATTGCAATGTCTTACGCTTCATAAACCTACCCTTTTCATCTCTTGGCGCTATACCTTTTCTAACAGTCCACTTATCTAACTTCGATGGAGGAGGCATTTTATCTTTATAACTAAAAGGAGTATTGTATTTTTTCTTTATACCACTAACACCCTTATCAACATAAGTTCCGTACTCTTCCATCAGTATCTCAAACGAGACGCTACTCTTTCCTTTAACCAAAGGAGTCCCCTCAATGCTCTTTTCAAGCGCTCCACCGCCCTTTCCAGCATTAACGAGGTTAGACCTTGACTGCTCAACAATAAGGTCTCTAATCGTCTCTAAAGCCTTTTCTATATTTTTAGTCGTCACAGATATCTATGTTATTCATTACAACTAACGTAAAATTTAACGCCCATCCAGAAACTTGATTTTCAAATCTATCGCTAAACGGCTCTAAATTAGCAGCTCCCTCTACTTGATACCCTTCTCTGTACGTTTGTCCTTTCCTTAATATTTGTAAGAATTTATTTAATACTGCTAACTGTGTATTAAGTACGTCCATCTCATTATCGTTGCCTCTGAATATATTAGTTGTAGCTTCTTTACTTTCGTCTACTATATCCATAGCTAATATGTTAAAGTTGAAGCTTAACGTCTGTCCGTTTTCTGACACGTTGCTTAATATCATATGGCATAATGGGAAAATGTCTTGCTTGTTAAGATTAACTTTCGTTATGTCTCCTTGCGTCACAGTGTTTACGTTTACGTCTGTCAATAGTATGTCTTTTAATGTAGTCATTACATCGTAATATGCTATTGCTCCCCTATGTGTTATTGCCGTCATTTAAACTTATTTTTTATATTCTTTGTTTCTAGCTCTGTTTTTTCTTTCATAAACGCTAAAGCATATAAACACTTATGTATGTTTAGCTTTGTAATATTATCTATTTTTGTGACATCGAATCCAGCAAGTGCTTGTATTGACTGATACCATCCCCATTTATTGACAAAATTGCTGGTGGAATCGAGTCCGCTATTCCCTCCTCCTCCAAATAGTTCGTCATAGCTACCGATAACTCTTTCCCTAAATTGTAAAAAAAAACCATTGAGCTTATTACCGCATCCATTGGTGTGTGAATCATAGCGTCATAATACAAGTCTCCTTTGTAGTCATCTATTAAATACTTTTCTCCAGACTTTTGTTTTATTGGTCTATATAAAACCGCCATTACTTTGTACATATTGTCCCAGTCTCCTAAATTAGAGTCTAAATCTACATACTCTCCAAACGTCATATCGTCTAGCTTAGGTATAAACCCAAATTCAGTATCTCCTATCTTGAATGTTCTTACTAATTCTGGTTGCTTATTCAAAGTCGTTGTAATAATGTTTACTATTTTACGGACATCAGATAGCTTATATTCTACCGCTTCAATTAGAGGCACTTTACAAAAGATTTCTAGTATCTTCTGGTGCATAAACACCTCACTGTAATCGTCCCCCTCATTAGCATCTATTACTTTTAGATACTTATTGTAATCCATTAGTGTGATTTCACTTAACTCGTTTGGTACTGTTAGTGTAAGTTTCATATTAATATAACGTATAAATTTTAGTTTTTTCTACATAACGGCATACTTTCCGAAGTTTGGTTTGCTTATTATACTGTATGTTCCGTAACGCACCGCATCTATAATGTGATTATTTCGGTCTTCTGGTACATTTGTTAGCTTACCACTCTTGTCTTCTAGCCATTTGTAGTTTCTGAATTCTTGTATAGCGTTAGTGCTATCTTTTGTGATATTTATTTTATATCGCTTCAACAAGTCGATACCAGCGTTCACCGAATCTCTACCTTTTATACTGCCCTTTACATTCCAGCCCATACGCTTCAACTCGTCATTTAATCTAGGCTCTGCTGAGTCTCCCCATATCATTTCCTTACGTATTCCTATCTGCTGAAACTTGTAGTGTATATCACGTCCAGTCATCATCGTTTGATATATGTGTTCTTGTATGTATAAATCATATCCTTTCTTCCATATACCTACTAAAGCCGTAGGGTCGTTAGAGTATCCATAATCCAACCCAAACGAAACAAACGTAGCATCTTCTGGTATTTTATCCACTACATTGTGTGTAAATATAACAGATTTACTTACGCCCTTCAGACCTAGTCCGTATATCTGCCAGTATGTATCATCTGTATCTTTTAACCTCTCAATCTCTTTAACTAAATTCTCGTCAAGAAATGGATTGTCTAAGTATGTTGTAATGTGAAAGTCGCAGTCCTCTCGCTCTATTATCTCATCATATAGCCAGTGGTATTCATCCGATGGATTGTAGTCAATTATAATACGCTCACTTGTTCTTATGTTTAACTGAAAAAAGTCCTCCCAGTTTAATTCATTAGCCTCATTAATAAAAAGCAAGTCTCGTTTTCTACCACGTATTTTCTGCGGCTCATCTAAACTAACAAACTCAACGAGGTTTCCGCTGAGTCTGTATTCGTTTAGGCTTTTACTATGAAGTGCCTCGTTATATAGATTGTGTTGGTTTAATAAGTCAAAGAAATCTCTCATACTAGAGCCTCTAAGACTTGGTCCCGTCTTCCTACAAATAGTAATTATCTTACCGTTGTTTACCATACAATACTTAAATATTATCCATATCAGTATATTGTAGGTTTTGCCAGAACGTGTTCCTCCTTGCTCTACTACTATTCTTTTATCGCTTCGGTCTAAGTGACCAAAGACGCTATTAGTCTTTATCTGGATAGACGACTTCAATACTTATATCTAAATTACTTCCATCAACGCCAGTGATTTCTTGCCTCTCCACATAGCCTCGATTCTTAAACTTTGTTTTACATAAAAAAATTACTGCACTAGGGTTTCCGTCGTTTACTAACTCATAAAGTTTAGTCTCAGCGAAATCTCCTACTACATTCTGTATTTCTTCGACTCGGTCTTTAAACTCCTCATCCTCCTTCATCCACCTATAAGGTGTTGTTCTATCTATGCCTACTTGCTTCGCAGCTTGTGATACTATACC